GGAAAATTTCCCTCATAAGTTTGCTGTACAAGAGCAACGAAGAGAACCCGTCCAACAAGTTGCTAGTGCTGGAAGACAACAGCAAGGACGCAAAACTGTGAGACTCACCAAATCACAGGTGGCTATTGCCAAAAAATTAGGGGTGCCACTAGAAGAATACGCTAAATACGTGAAGGAGGTACAATAGTATGAGCGATAATAAGTTAAATAAGACTTCACGCGCGTCAGAAGAACATAAAGAGGTTAGAAAAAAACCTTGGACGCCACCATCAGCTCTGGACGCACCACCTGCGCCAGTCGGCATGGTCCACAGATGGATCAGAGTCGAGTCTATGGGTTTCCAAGATACTGCAAACGTATCTAAGAAACTTAGAGAAGGTTGGGAATTTGTAAGAGCCGAAGAAATTAAAAATACTATCGGTGATCATGGATACCCAGTTATTCGAGACGGACAATACGCAGGTTTGATCGTGGTTGCTGGCCTTGTGTTGGCAAGGATACCTGAAGAGATTGTGCAATCGCGCGCTGAGTATTTTAGTAAAATTACTCAGGATAAAATGGAAGCGGTTGATCATGATGTCATGAAGGAGCAACGACCTGAGATGCCGATTAATATTAATCGACAATCTCGTGTATCTTTTGGTGGTGGAAGTAAGTCCTAATTTTGTGACAATAACCATCCCAAAATAAACTGAAACAAATATAAAAAGGAGTACTAACAATATGGCTAACGTAGCTGAAAAATATGGTCTTAGACCAGTAAGAAAGTTAGATGGCTCTCCGTTTATAAATGCTCAGAACAGATACAGAATTAAAGCAGGTTACGGCACTGCGATATTTCAAGGGGATTTGGTAATACCAACTTCTACAGGATTTATCCAAAGAGCTACTGCTAACACTTCTGCGGCTGTTGTTGGAGTATTTAACGGAGTGTTCTACAACGATCCGACTACTCAGAAAGCAACTTGGAAGAACTATTACCCTGGTGGAATCACACCGACTCAAGGCGAAATCATCGCTTCAGTCATTGATGATCCAGAAGTAGTTTATTCAATTGATTCTGATGGAGCATTCGCTGTAGCAGACATCTTCAAGAACTTTTCAATCACTAACGTGACTGGAAATGTTCAAACAGGTATATCAAAAGTTCAATTAGACTACTCTGTATCAGGAGTTGCAAATACATTTGTACTTCAAGCTATCGATATCTCTCAAGATATCGCTAACGATACAGCTGGTTCTGTGAACGCTGATGTTCTTGTAAGAATCAACAATCATTTCTACTCTTATGGTAGAGATGGTGTAGGCTTATAATAGGAGAATAAATAATGGCTATATCACGATCACAACTAGTTAAAGAACTAGAGCCAGGATTGAATGCACTATTCGGCCTGGAATATAACAGATATGACAATGAACATGCAGAAATCTTCATGACTGAGTCATCTGACAGAGCTTTCGAAGAGGAAGTAATGCTAACAGGTTTTGGTGCTGCGGCAGTAAAATCTGAAGGTGCAATGGTTAATTTTGACCAAGCATCTGAAGCTTACACTTCTAGATACACTCATAATACAGTAGCACTTGCTTTTGCTATTACTGAGGAAGCTATTGAAGATAACTTGTACGACAGATTAGCATCTAGATATACTAGAGCGCTTGCTCGTTCAATGTCTCAAACTAAACAAATCACTGCGGCTAATGTATTAAACAATGGTTTTAGTGCATCATACCCAGGTGGTGACGGAAAAGCTTTATTAGCTAACGATCACCCTCTGTCTAATGGTGGAACTTTCAGAAACATATTGTCTACAGCAGCTGACTTATCAGAAACTTCTTTAGAGCAGGCTCTGATTGACATTGCAGCATTTGTTGACGAAAGAGGATTAAAAATCGCTACTATGGGTAGAAAATTAGTAATTCCAAAAGAATTACAATTTACTGCTGAGCGAATTTTGAAATCTCCTCTATCAACTACACCTGGTGGATCTAACGCGTTCGCTAAAAACGATATCAACGCTATGATGAACATGGGTATGGTACCAGAAGGTTACAGAGTTAATCATTTCTTGACTGACACTGATGCTTTCTTTATCCTTACTGATGCACCAAATGGTATGAAGCACTTCGTAAGAAGCGCTATCAAAACTGCCATTGAAGGTGATTTTGATACTGGAAACGTTAGATTTAAAGCTAGAGAAAGATACAGCTTCGGTTGGTCTGACCCTAGAGGAATCTTCGGTTCTGAAGGAG